CAGATAAAGTAGTACCGATTAGCATTAACTACCCATTTTTCTTTAAACCAATACAAGACGGTATGGACAGGCCTAAGTCAGAGCTAGCGTATAGAGTACCAGCTAGTAAGTTTACTAGAAAAAAAATAACAGCTAACGAACAAGTCGAACAGCTAGAAGGATTAGACACAACTATAGACTGGAAAAATACTGGTGATAATAGTTATGATGGTGAAAAGCTAAACTTATTAGTACACGATGAAAGCGGTAAATGGGAAAGACCTGATAACATATTAAATAATTGGCGAGTAACTAAAACATGTTTACGATTAGGTAGTAGAGTAGTAGGTAAATGCATGATGGGCTCGACTTCAAACGCGCTAGATAAAGGTGGAGACAATTTTAAAAAACTATATAACGCATCCGATGTCACTAAGAGAAATAGAAATGGCCAGACAAAGTCTGGTTTATACTCTTTGTTTATCCCAATGGAATGGAACTATGAAGGATTTATTGACGAGTACGGAATTCCAGTATTTGATACATCTGACACAGATGTCTTTGCCCCAGACGGTGAACTAATAGATATAGGTGTAATAGATAACTGGCAAAACGAAGCTGATGGTTTAAAAGATGATCAAGATGCTTTAAATGAATTTTATCGCCAGTTTCCACGTACTGAAGAACACGCGTTTAGAGATGAAACAAAAAACAGTATATTTAATTTAGTAAAAATATACGAACAAATAGATTACAACGAAGGTATAAACGCTATAACAAATGTTAATACTGGTAATTTTCAATGGGTTAATGGTATTAAAGATACTCAAGTAATATTTTATCCAGATCCAAAAGGAAGATTTAATGTTAGTTGGTTTCCACCTAGTAATTTACAAAACAGAATAACGTTAAAAAATGGTATTAGATTTCCTGGTAATGAGCATATGGGTGCTTTTGGTTGTGATAGTTATGATATATCAGGAACTGTAGATGGTAAAGGTTCTAACGGCGCTT